CAGGCGAAGATGGTCGTTGCCCCGATTGTCAGCGAATACACCAGCACAGCGACGAAGAATACGCAGTTGCACAACGCGGCTTCCCTTGAACACCAGATGAGGGCAGACGAGGAGCGTGCGCGTCATGATCGTGCAATCGAATGGAAAGCGGCGCAGGATGTTGCGCTGCGGCGAGAGGGTCTGGCACAGCGTTCCAAGGTCTACGAAGCGGCGGGGTTCGGCAAGGTGGTTGCCACGACGCAGAAGGATCAGGCGGCGCTCGACAAGACGGCGAACAATTACAAGATCATCGACTACCAGAAGGGGAACGAGGTTGCGTCCCGCGTGGAGTCGGCATTGCTCGATCCGGCCAAGGGCTACGAGGCGGTCAGCGCCCCGAATGCCCGCGTCCTGGTGGAGCAGAGCAAATTGATGATGGACAACTATCGCGCCAGAACGGGCGGCAAGTTTCAGGATCAGCAGGTCAGCCGCATGAACAGCCTGCTTGGCAGGGCAGAGAAGTTCATCGACACGATTGGCGAGGGCGACAAGTTGCTCGCCAAGGACGTGATGCTTCAGATGGCGCGGGAAATGAAGACGATGTATGCAGACCGCAATGCCGACTTACTGAAGGACGAATTGCGGGTTGCCGAGAAGACGAACCTGAAGGGCGGGAACGCTGCCCTGCTCACGATCAAGGGCGACCTCAATGCCGCCATTGATTCCGGCAAGGCGAAGAAGGTTGTCGTTGATGGCAAGGACTACATCGCCTTTGGCAAGAACAAGGAAGACATTTTCGAGGTTCCGACCATGCCCGAACGGCTCAAGAACATGCAACTGTTCGGAGCTACGGAGTAGCCATGCCTGTCACCAAGGACATCGCTGATCGCGCTGCCGATCAACTCAAGGATTGGTCGCCGGGAGAAACCAAGGCTCATGCTGCGCCGGAACCTGAACAGCAACGGGCTGAAAGCGGGTGGTCGCCCGGTCGCTCCATGGCTGAGTTCGTCAAGGAAATCGGATCGGCGGGTGCGCTTGGCTTCGCTCGAGGAGTGGACTTCTTCAAGGGTGCTGCTGCCGGTGTTGCCATGCCGTTCATTCCTGAGGGAGACATCCCGGGAGCAAAGGCTGCATGGAATCTGCTGAAGCCCACCGAAGACACGGCGACGATTCAGGCGGTCAAGGAACGGGCGCTTCAGCCGAAGACCTTGGGCGGGAAGATCCTGAACCCGGCAGCGCAAGGCGTCGGCGGCATGGCAACGATGCCCATGGGTGGCGGCATCGTACGCAACGTCATCGCCGGCATGGGCATGGGAGAGGGCGCGGAGATTGGCAAGAGAACGCTTGGTGGCCTGTTCGACTACTTCGGTGGGGAGAAGTACCGCGCGGCAGGGGAAACAACGGGCTCCATCCTTGGCGGGGGTGCTGGGGCGCAACTCAACGTCACCCGTATGCAAGCCATGGCTGAAGGTGGAAAGCAGACATTTGGGGCGGTCAGGTCCGTCATTCCCGCCTATCAGTCGGCTCGAGCCAAGCAGATTGCCGGGGACGAGCGCGGCCTGTTCTCCATCTTTGCCGACGAGTTCGGTTCGCTGCGGGCGCAGACGAACGGGATCATCCAGAACTTCACGAACGCCAACATTGCCTCGGCAGTCCGCAGGGACATTCGCTCATCCCAGTTGGCAGACGAGTTCGTCAAGGATGCGGCGACGACCGGGATGGACACGAAGCCATGGGGGCTGGGCGAGCGCACGATGGTTCCTACCCTGACCTCGCTGGTGCGCGAGCGCAGGCCGGAAAGCCTGTCGGAAGCGACAACGATGAAGGGCCGCTCGGAAGGGATGCGCCAATCCATCGTGAACGCCTATGAGCGTCTGGTGGGCAAGCCCAAGCTCCCGGCGAACGAGGAGGGAATCAAGGCTGCGGGTCAGGCATTTCAGTCGATAACGCAGGCCAAGGTCGATGCTCTGGCGGCGGAAGAGGGCATGGTCAAGGCCAAGTTCAATCGTCTTGACCCATCTCAGGAATTTGCTGTTGGAGAGGCGGCTAGGACAGCAAGGGACAAACTCGCTCAGGAAGCCTATGGGCGGGCATCGTCCATGTACCAGACGGCAGAGCAGATGTTCGCGGAGGAAGGAGCACAGATTGCCGCTGGCAGCGTTCGCAAGGAAGGTGTGGACATTCTGCGCGATTTCTACAGCAAGGTTGATCCGACCAAGGTTCCGCCTGTTGTCAGGAACATGCTGGCTGCGACCGAGGCAAAAGCGAAGACCGCTTCCGGTTTGATTCTTCCCGAGGAACTTGCGGCAGAGAAAGCGGCACAGGAAGCCGCAAAGGAAGCCGCAGGTAAACCTTTGTCCCTAAAGGAAGCAAACGATCTGGTTAAAGCATTCGGAGAGGCGGCAAGCAACGCTAAGTCTGCCGAAAACTTCACGTCGTTTAACAGGGCGAAGGAGTTGCAGCGGGAGATTCTTGATAGCATCGACAAGGCAAAGGTATCTCCCGAAGCAAAGCAAGCCTATACGGCGGCACGGGAGAACTACCGTACCGACTACGCCGAACGATTCCAAGAAGGCATGGGCAAGGCGTTGGGCAAGGAAAGGGGTGGATCGTTCGAGGGCAGAGAGACAGTCCGGTCAGAAACCGTGATGACCAAGATCCTGAATGATGGAGAAACTGGGATGCGTGATTTCGAGCGCATCTATGGCAACAGTCCGGAATCAAGACAAGTTCTTTCCGTTGCAGTCGAGGACAAGTTCAGGAAAGAAGTGCTAGACATGGCAAAGACGCCGGATGCTCTAGAGCGACAACTGGAAGCGTTCAAGCGTAAATACGCTCCCGCTCTTGAAAGAACACCACAGACCGCCGACAAGGTTGATCGTGAGGCTGCGACCGTACTGAAACTGAAGGGTGAGCAGAAAGCGGAGTTGGACCGCTACAAGGAATTGATGGGGATGGACATCACCAAGGAAGTCGGTCCCATCCAAGCCAAGGATATGTTCACCGCCGCGCTGGCTGACCCCAACAAGATGCGTTCCCTCATTGCTGCCATGCCCAAGGGCGGGGGCGATGCGGCAGAGCGTCTGGTCAAGGAAGTGTTCTTGCAGGCGCATCCGATGAAGGCGGGAGAGTACGATCCCGAGGCGCTGTTCCACTTGGTCACTTCGGGTAAGGGCAGCGTACAGGGTCCGTCGAGTATGCAAGTCCTGTTCGAGGCCGCGTTCGGAGCGAAGGAAGGCAAGCGGCACATGGACGTGCTGGAAGCCATTGCCAACTTCACCAAGCGCGAGGCGATGACGAATCCGCGCTATATGTCGTCAGGCTCGCTCATGTCCGAATCCCCGGTAAAGGAAAAGACGGGGCAGACCATGGCAAGCTGGATCAGCGCATGGCGAGCGCAGGAGATGGGCGCGACGGGGAGCACTTACTTTGCCACGCTTGGCCTATCCCGTTTCGCCAATTCCAAGGTACAACAGGCGGTGGAGCGTGCTAAGACCCGGGCTCTCTACGATCCCCAAACGGCAGAGGCCATCCTGGAGATGGCGGCAAAGCCGGTGAGTGATCCGTTGAGCCTGACTACGGCACGAAAGATATTCGGTGACATGAGACTGCCCGATGGCAAGAGGCTGATGGACAAGCTCATCGACAAGGGCTATGTCAAGAAGTACGTCGCTCGAGGATTGATCTACGGTGCCGCAGAGGATGCCTCCGACAAGCGCAATCCGAGCAGGTCCGTTGCCCGGTAGGAGTAGCCATGACCACACCCGAAGAAGGCTTCGATCCCGGTCCCGATGCCGAGGACGATGTGACATGGGATTCAGACCGCGATCTGCACGAATGGTCCGATAACGAGCCGACAGGGGACTAGCCATCAACGTCCTAATTCTTGATGCCACCGGCTCAGGGCTAGATTTTTCGCTTCGCTGTTCCGCTGCGGGCCATCATGTGCGAACGTGCATGGCGCGGGACAAGCACACCCACCAGCGGGTCAAGATTGGCGATGGCCTGATCGAGAAGATCGAGAACGAGGAGTGGCAGAAGTCCGCATCGTGGGCTGACCTGATCCTGATGACGGACAACGTAAAATGGTGCCGCGAGTTGGACGTGCTGCGCCGCCGTGGTTTCCCCGTCTTTGCCCCGTCCTACGAGTCTGCCGAACTGGAACTGAACCGGGGCAAGGGGCAGGAGTTCCTGAAGAAGTGCGGGGTCAAGACCATCCCCTACGAGACTTTCTCCGACTACAAGAAAGCGGAGAAGTACGTCATCGCGCAGCAGGAACGCATGGTATCGAAGCCTTTCGGAGACAAGGATAAGTCCCTGTCCTATGTCTCCAAGTCGGTCAAGGACATGCTATTTATGATGCGCTACTGGCAGGAGCGCAACAAGCACGTCGGGCAATTCATGTTGCAGGAGTTCGTCCCCGGGACGGAGTTCGCCGTCAACGGCTGGATGGGCAAGAACGGGTTCGCCCAATACATTGAGGAATCGTTCGAGCACAAGAAGCTCTTTGCCGGCGATGTCGGACCCAATACGGGCGAGCAGGGGACCGCGATCAAGTATGTCGAGCACTCGGCCCTTGCCGACGAGATCCTGCTGCCGCTCGAGGATGGGCTACGCAAGATGGGGCACACCGGCTCCATCGACGTTTCCTGCATTGTGGACGAGGACGGCAACCCGCGCCCGCTGGAGTTCACTTCGCGCATGGGCTGGCCCGCGTTCAACATCGTGCAGCCGTTGCATCCAGACCCCTGCGAGTGGATGGGTCATCTGCTTGATGGGGAGGATACCTTCCGGCCCGTGACCGATCATGCGATTGGGATCGTGATGACGATCTTCCCGTGGCCGAACGAGAAGCTGCTGGCGAAGGACGTATCGGGGATTCCGGTCTACAACCTGGATGACGACAATCCGTACCGTGCGTTCCTGTCGCCGTGCGAGTTGATGAGCGGGAAGGCTCCGGGAGACGATCTGGAGGACGAGCGGCTGATGGTATCTGCGGGGGCCTACCTGTGCGTGGCGACCGGCTTGGGGGATACCGTCCGTGAGGCGCAGAAGGAAGCGGAGAAGGCCCGGGATTCCATCGAAGTGCCGAAGGATCTACAGTACCGCACCGACATCGGGGACAAGCTCAGGAAGGCTATTCCTGCCCTTCAGGAGCACGGGTTTGCTCTGGATTGGGAGTGGTAGGCTTCATGCTATGGGCCAAGGCGTTGTCTTGGATTTCCTTGGTCTTCTGCAAATCTCTGATTAGCTCATCAATTCCGTACCATCCTTCATCCAAATAGACGCTTGCAGTACCGTAGACTATATTCGTATATTCAACCATCTCACTTCTCCCTCTGTT